CATGAATTAGATAAGATTAGAGCTGTTTTTGGTGCCACTTGGCTACTATTAATGGGAGAACTTATGTTCATCTGGCCATTACAAGCTCACTATCAGAATCATCCAGAATCAGGGAAACTGTTATGGGGAAGAGAGATAATGAGAGGAGGATGGCGAATATTGCGAATGGAAGGTATGAAGTATGGAATACCATCAACTGTACTTTCTGCAGATTGGTCCCAATTTGACAGACGTTTACTACATGAATTAATGAAGGAAGTGTTTGATATTTGGAGATCATATTTTAATTTCGATCAATATGAGGAAACTAGCTTTTACAATGGAATTAGAGCTAAAGCCGACAGAACTAGGCTTCAACGACTTTGGAATTGGGTTTGTGATGCAATCTTGCATACACCGACTCTTTTACCGAATGGTGACGCATTTAAATGGACAAGAAATGGATTCGGGTCAGGATATCAAATGACTCAATTAATGGATACTTTTGCAAATAGTATCATGATCATTACATGTCTAGTCGCTATGGGAGTTAAAGTTGAAGATAGAACATTTTGGATTAGATTACAAGGAGATGATTCAATCGCATCGTTTTTTGAACACATGTTTGTAATTTATGGACCAAATTTTTTACACATGTTAAGAGAGGCTGCAGATTATTATTTTAACGCAAAACTAAGCCCTACTAAATCACGTATTACTCGTACATTTGAAGGACAATTAGTACTAGGATACACTATGTTTAGAGGAATGGCTTGGAGAACAACTGAAGATCTTTTATCACATTTGTTATTTCCAGAAAGTGACCATGATGATTGGAATCGGAAGGCAAGTGTTGTTATTGGATTAGCGTATGCAACCTGTGGAACAAACGAAAGATGCTATGAATTTCTTCGATGGATCTATTCAAAGATCATTAGAAAGAAAGGAGCTGTACCAGATATTAAACATTTAAGATGGATTCAGCGTGCAGGCATATTTTTAATGAATCAAATTGATGTAACAGAGTTTCCAGATCGTAGAAGAATGATTGATTGGCAACTTTGTCCACACGTTAGAACTGAAATAGAGAGACAACGTGTTTGGCCAACGAAAGAAGGACCAAAGGGGAGATTTTATTTCCTACATTTTTAGGTTTGAGATTTTTTGACTTAGAAGAATGAATAGGCTAAG